TTGTGGCAAGAATAAAAACTCCTTTCCTAAGACCGCTGACTTTAGACTCAATCGTTACAATTTTAGTTTACCACAACAATTTTACCCTCTGTTTGATATAAATTGATTTGTCATTTGATTTGTCTTTTCCTTTCTTTTCTACTTCCTACATTTCATATAAAAGAGCCGCTACAACAGCGGTTCTTTGTTTTTTATTGCAGAGGTGCATAGAATGAATTACATCGAACAGTATCAAAAAATGATGGACACAGGCGAGATAATAGCAGGAGAGAAAATTAAAAAAGTATATAAACATATCGTTGATAATCTGCATAATGCTGAATTGGAATATTATTTTGATGAGAATGAAGCAGAAAAGGCTATATCATTCATTGAAAATTTTTGTTGTATACCTAAATTTCAAGATGGGCGGCAACCGTTTATCCTTCAATTATGGCAAAAAGCGTTAATATCATGTCTTTTTGGATTTAGACATAAAGAAACAGGGCGTAGACAATATAAAGAATTATTTCTTTTCGTTGGAAGAAAAAATTCCAAGTCCTGCCTTAATGCCGCAATCATCCTTTATATTTTGCTTTTTTCAAACGAAGCCGCACAAGAAGTATATAGCGTGGCAACAGACAGACAGCAAAGTAAAATTATTTGGGAATATGCGCGGCAAATGATATCCACATCACCGCTTCTAAAGAAATATTTCCAAATCAAAGTCAACGAGATAGTACAGATAGGCGGTTTTAACAAATTCGTGCCATTAAGCAAAAACAGTGGAAGTATGGACGGGCTATCGCCGTCGGTCATTGCACTAGACGAGTTGCACGCAATCAAAGACCGCAACCTATATGACGTGGTAAAAGGTGGTATGTATTCACGTTCAGAGCCGTTAACTTTAATAATGTCCACTGGTGGATATATTGAACAAGATTCTATTTTTGATTCAAAATATCAAGAATATATTAGTATCATAAATGGTTACGAAGATGGGAAATACACGGATGAAACAGTGTTACCCCTGCTTTACGAATTGGATTCTAAAAGCGAAATATCGAATGAAAGCAGATGGATGAAAGCAAATCCGAATCTCGGTGTAAGTAAATCCGTGGAAATGTTACGGCAAGAAGTACAGCGTGCAAAGCTGAATGAGAAAACACTACGCGATATATTGGTTAAGCAGTTCAACATTCGGGAAAATGCGCGTGATTCATTCTTTAATTTTGAAGATGTAACAAACGATAGTACATTTAATCTAAAAGATTTTCAAGGTAAATACTTTTTAGGCGGTATTGACTTATCGCAGACAACTGACCTCACGGCGGCAACCGCGCTGATTCCTTGCGATGGGAAACTGTATGTAGAGCAGATGTATTGGATGCCGCGCGATACATTGCAGGAACACATAGACAAAGACGGCGTGCCTTACGATGTATGGATAAGTAGGGGATTGATGCGGCTATGTGAAGGACGAATAATTAACCCGTCGGATGTGTGCGCGTGGTTTATCGAGCTTCAAAACGATTACGGTTTATATGCTTATCAAATAGGTTATGACCGCTATAATGCTTTATATCTAGTAAAAGAATTAGAAGAAAATTTTGGTAAAAATTTGTGTAAACCAATCAATCAATCATTCGTAGGTTTATCATCGTATATGTTTGAAAGCAAAGCGTATTTCAAGGACAAAGATGTTATATATAACAACAATCCGATTTTTAAATGGTGTTTACTTAATACGCTATGCGTAACAGATACATCGGGCAACATAAAACCGTACAAGAATCGGAATTTGACGAAGCGTATAGATGGATATTCTTCATTTTTGGATGCCTTTGTATTATATCTTGACAACAAAAACGATTTATGAATATAGTTTGTAGGAAATATTTTGCCCTGTTTTGTATATACTATTTGTAGAAGTGGAAAACGAAGATGATTTTTCACACAAAATAATATATGGGGGTAAAAACCTATGACAAATTCTGAAGTCGCACTTGTTGAAGTGCAAAATAATCAAATTGTTGTTTCTAGTTTACAGATTGCAGAGCATTTTGGAAAGCGGCATTGCGATGTTCTTGAAGCAATTCGTGTTGAAATGGGGGTTACGGAGAATTCCGTAGACCTATCGGAAGCAGAGATGTTCTATGAAACAACGTATATTCATCCGCAAAACAAACAAGAATACCCAGTCATTTTAATGAACCGCGACGGATTTTCATTAATTGCAATGGGATTCACTGGAAAAAAGGCGAGTGAATGGAAACGTAAATACATTCGCGCATTCAACGCAATGGAAGAACAGATTAAAACATTATTAGCACCTAGTTATCAAATTGCTGACCCGATAGAACGCGCGAAAAAATGGATTGAAGAAGAACAACAGCGCAGACAGTTGGAAGAAAAAAATCAATTTTTGATTGCGGAAAACGTAGAATTAGCAACTAAAAATGAACAGCTTTCGGAAAAACTAGATTACGAGCAAGATTTTAAAAAGAACATTTTTGATGTAGATAATGCGCTTGTGACTATCACGGACGCAATTAAACTTGTTAATCCGAAGGGATTTTGTAAGGGTTTTAAACGTAAAGATGTATTTACGCTTTTGCGGCAAAAGGGAATGTTGACAAAAAATAACCTTGCGACAGCGAAAGCGATAAAAGCTGAATTGATGGAAACAAAGCAGTTCCAAATTCCGAATCCCAAGAAAAACGGTGCAGTCATGATAAAATATCAATCATATTTGACGCAGAAGGGGTTGGACTGGCTAAATAAACAGATATCATAACAAAACACACAAGGAGAGAACGAATCTCTCCTTTTTATTATGAAATATAATGTAATAAATATAGATACATATAAACGGAGGTTAGTCCTCCATATAAACGGAGGTGCTTATATATTGGAATTTAGAAATATGTTCAATGCGATATTGGGCAAACCAAAGCAAGAGCCGCAAACGGTACGCCTTGAATTGTTAAATGATTATCAACAGGTGTTTTTTACGCGAAACGATTACAGCAATGACATTTTGCTAAAAACTTGTTTTGCCACACTTGCAAAACATATAGCAAAGTTAGAACCTACAATAACAAAAACTGAAAACGGAAAGAAAACGCCAAATAAAGAATTTACAGTATTGCAAAATTGCTTAACATTGACACCAAATATATACGTTACAAGCTATGATTTTTATTATAGACTTGCATATAACTTAATTCAAAATCAAAATGCTTTTGTAAAGATAAACCGCGATAGATTCGGTAATGTTATCAGTTTATGGAATTTAGATTATTTGAGTGTAGAACCGCGTGAATTGGATAACGAAATATATTTGAAATTCACTTTTAAAAATGGCAAAAAGGAAACGATTCCTTACAGTGACATAATTCACATTCGCCATTCATTCGGAGACGGCGATTTTATAAGTCACACAGACAGTAATATTACTGACAATCTTGCAACGTTGGACATTCTGCAGACAAGTTTCAAAAATAAAGCGGTGAATAGCGGCAAAATCAAAGGTATAGCGCGAATCACTGGTAATAGCGCGGCTGATACATGGAAACAAAAAGCGCGTGAATTAAATCAAAATCTGCATGATAACACGCAAGGCGGCATTATCACTACTGATAGTACGGTAGAATTTCAAGCGATAAATGCTGAACCCGAAGCCGCCGATACGGCACAATTAGATTATATCCGCGACAATATCTATAACTTTTTCGGTATCTCGAAGAACATAGTCAATGGCAAGTACACAGAATCGGAATGGCAAAGTTTTTACGAGAACACCATTGAGCCTATCAGTATTGCATTATCACAGGAATTCACACGCAAAATCTTCACGCAAGCGCAAATCAATGACGGCTATGCAATCCATTTCAGCGGAAACCGTCTCATGTATTCAGAAATGAAAACAAAGATAAACCTTATCCGCGAACTGCGACCGCTAGGGCTATTGACTACAAATCAATGCCTTGAACTGTTGAATCTACCGCCAATCGAGAACGGCGATGATAGAGTACAGACATTGAACGTAGCAAATACATCTATTGTAAATGATTATCAATTAGGCAAATTAAAATCATTGAATGATGTCGGTAGACCACGAGAGGGCGAAAACGAATCAGACGGTGAAGATGAAGAATAAAAAAAGAGAGGTAAATCTCTCTTTATATGTGGTATAATATATGCAGGTGCTATCTATTCGGTAGGCGGTCAATCACGCTCCTAGATTGGGGGCGATGCCGATGGAGCTATACGACTTTTTAGCGTTAGTGTTCCTCGTTACGATTTGCATTGTAGCGATTAAGGCATAAGAAAACCCGCCCATAGCTTCCAACTCAAGCGGGATTTTCTTGCGTGTGTGGAGCTGACCGTTTACACGATAGCACCTTTTCTATATGTATTATACAGCGAATCACGCAGAATATCAATAGAAAAGAAGGTGAGAAAATGGCAGAAAATACAGAATTTCGTTCGGTAGGCTATGCGGAAGTGCCGCAAAACATAGAAGAATCACGGCAGACGATTGAGGGATATGCGACGATATTTGATGCGGCAACGTGCCTATATTCCTCAAACGGCGTGGATTATTGGGAAGTAGTAGACGCAGGTGCTTTCGACGGCGCGGATATGTCCAACGTTGTTTTACGGTATAATCATTCAGACAATTTTTCTATTTTAGCGCGTACATCTAATGATACTTTACGCCTAAATGTTGATGAGCGCGGGCTACATATAGAAGCGGATATAGCCGCAACATCGCAGGGCAAAGATATATATGAACTTATCAAGCGCAAAGATATTAGCAAAATGTCCTATGGTTACATCGTGAACAAAGATTATATCGAAAAAGTAAGCGAAACAAAATATGTAAGACACATTGCACAAATTCGTAAGGTGGTAGATGTTAGCGTGGTGGATTTACCTGCTTATGACGCAACCGATGTTGACGTTGTGAAGCGTTCATTTGAAGGATTCCAAGAAGAACTAACAAAGATTCAACGTGAAAAAATCATACTGAAAGCGAAAATGTAACAAATAATATCGTCTGAATGGTGTATTTAGTAGATATAAATACAAGTTCGGAGGCTGATGTTATGATAGCTGAAAATACAATAATTCTGGGGTTGGATATATCAACGAAAAATACGGGGTGGAGTGTTGTCAAATATATAAAAAATAATCCGATGTTGTTGAAATATGGTGATATACCACGAAATAAAATGTCGATAAATGAAGTATTGGTGAATTTTGAAACACAACTGCAAAATATTATTGACACATATAGACCAGATGCCTGTTCAGTAGAAGCTCCATTTGTAGGATTGAACAAACAGACAATCGAAAAATTATGTTTCGTTCACGGCGTTATGCTTTTAGTTGCACAAAAAAATAAAATCCCTGTTGCTTATTATCCAGTCATGACGCTAAAATCAAAAGTGTTAGGCGGTATGTCGGTAAAGAAAGCGGATGGTACGAAGAAGAACAGCAAAGAAATGAAGCAAGAAGTACAAAACAAAATCATAGATGTATTCGGTAAGGATAATTTTAAAGAACCATATAATGACGATATAACCGACAGCATTTCAGCGGCATATACTTATATTCTTATGGATGGTAAACCTGTTGAAAAGAAAAAGAAGCGCAACCACTGACAACCATATATTTCACGCGTTTTCACGAAAGGAGAGATGTTATCTCTCTTTTTTGTTTGCCTTATGAAATATAGGCATTCGGTGAATGTTGGCATCCAGTAAATAAAAAGATTGAAATATAATGTAATAAATATAGGAATAATAAATTTATATGAGGTGACAAAATGACACTTAACGAAATTGAACAACGCAAGGCGGCAATCCTTGAAGAATCTGCAACTGCTGACCTTGAAACATTGAAACTTCTAAACGAAGAAATGGACGATTTGAATTCATATGCAGAAAGATTACGTAAAGCAGAAATGCAAGAAGTAGAAAAACGAAAAGAAATTGCTGACAAGATTAACAATGATGAAATTGAAGCAAATATTATTCAAGAAGAAGTTACAAAAACAAATTTAGTAGAACAAAGAAAAGGTGATACAAAAATGGAAAATACACAATTTGACTCAGTAGAATATCGTAATGCGTTTATGGAATTTGCAAAGACTGGTAACATGAGCGAAGAATTCCGAGCGGTCGCAATGACTACAAATAACAGTGCGGTAATCCCCGTAACAGTTCTAAATCAAATCGTTGAGAAGCTAGAATCATATGGTAACATTCTACCCCTCGTAACAAAGATGAATTACCCTGCTGGCGTAGCTATCCCAACATCTGAACTTGCTTCTCCTGCAATTTGGACAACCGAAACAGATATGTCTAACACAGGTATTGCGGTCGAGGGCAAAGTAACAGGAAGCATAACATTCGCGGCTTATCCTCTCGTTAAAGCAATTGGTCTTTCTTTCCTCGCAAGAGTTCAGACACTTTCAGCATTTGAAGCCGCTATTGCAAATAATGTTAGCGCGGCTATGGCTAAAGCAATGGAATCCGCAATTATTAACGGCACAGGTAGCGGACAACCCAAGGGAATTCTCAAGGAAACAGTTACTAACAAAGTTGAACTTTCCAAGGTACTAGCTTTTGATGATTTTATTAAAATCAAGAAGGCTATTCCTGCGGCTTATCGTAACGGTGCAGTAATTGTTATGAATGAAGCTACTTTCTGGGATTTTATGAATGTCGTTGATAAGAACGGTCAACCCGTAGCACGCACTAATCAAGGTCTTGACGGTAACGTAAATTATGAAATCTATGGTACTAAGGTAGTTGTTACAGATTGGATGAAAGACTTAACATCAGCGGCGAAGGGCGAGACAGTCGCTTTCGTGGTGCAGTTGGATAAGTACGTAATGAACACGGCGTATGACATTGATTTGATGACATACATTGATAATGCGACAAGAAATAAGGTTTATCAATCCGTTGCCGCTGTAGATGGAAAGCTTGTAGATAAGAACGGTCTAGTATTTATCAACAAGTCAAACGCATAAGTAAATAGTATATAGAAAATGATGGGAATGTGTATATAGATTGCATATTCCCATTTATTTTTTTAGAAAAAGGTGGTTGTAAATGAATGACTTGAAAATCTTGAAAAACTACCTGCGAATAGACGATGATATCACCTGCGACGATGAAATTTTACAAGAACTGATTAGTGCAAGTAAAGCATATATTTCTCAGTCAACGGGAAAGAAGTTTGTAAATGATGATAGCGTTATGCAAATGCTTGTAAAACTTCTTGTTAGTCACTGGTATACCAATCGCAATGCGATGAACGGAAAGCAAAATTCTGCTGAAATTCCGCATACGATAACTACGATATTAAATCATATAGAAATTTCACCTAGCTATGAAGGTGAATTGAAATGATTTACGATGCAGGGACATTGAATAAAAAAATAAATATTGTGGGACGCGTAACGAAAGAAGTAAACGGATTCGATAAAACGGTAAACGAAATCAAATATAAAAATATATCTGCAAGTATAAAACCTTCACGCGGACGCGAATATTATGAAGCTAAACAAGTTAGTAATGCGGAAAATGTTTTAATTACTATAAGATACCGTGATAATATTTATCAGTCTGATATAGTAGAATATGGAAAACATACATATGAAATTCAAAGCGTAGTAAATCCCGAAATGCAAAATGAATCACTTGAATTGTATTGCGTTGAAAAAATCCGTGGCAAGCAAGAAGAAAATCCTAAACCAAAACCTAAGAATAGCGGAGGTTGGGAAGGATGAGCGCGGAATTTTATTTTGAAAACCTTGACGAATTCAAAGATAAATTGAATCAAGTGGTAGAAGAATACACGGAAACAGCGGAAAAACATTTGAAACGAGCAGGTAACAAACTAAAAAAGTTGGCAAAAGAAAATTCTCCTGTTGGTAAAACTGGCAAATTAGCTAAATCATGGAATGGGAAAATAACAGGAATTTCCACGGATGAAATACAATATGAGCTAAAAAATAAAAGTAAAGTCTATCACCTTGTCGAGCGCGGTCACGTTCAAAAAGACAGGAAAGGAAATACTATCGGATTCGTCCAAGGAAAACACTTTTTCGAAAAGACTATGCAGGAATTTGAAAACTCGGATGTCATGCAGACCGAACTACAAAAGTTTTTCGATGATGTCAAAAATAAACTAAGTTGAGGAGGTGAATCACAGTGCTAAACAGTGTGGATATATTAAAAAAAGTACGCAATAAATTGAAATCTATATATGATTATACGGTATATCTTGACGATTCTAAAGAAAATTGTGATTCACCGTCTTTCTTCTTGCAATTAAATATTTCGCGTAAACAAGTAGGGAAACATAAGTTTTTCAATAGTGGAAATCTATACATAACATACTTTGCCACAAAAAACACAACGGATGCCGTAGAATTTTATGAGATAAAAGATAACATATCACAGTTATTTCACACAGGTTTTCAAGTGCAAGATAGATACATCAAAATAAATAACATCAACGCCGTAACGGATGGCGAAGATGCAGACATAATCTATTTTACGCTGATATTCGAATATCTTGACACACTCGGCGAAGATATAGAAACAAATATGAAAATTGAAAACATTTATCAAAACAACAAACATTAAATAATCGTTATAACAACGGAGGTAAAAGCAATGGGTCTAAAAATGCCAAATGTATTTATCAGTTTTAAAGAAAAGGGAATTACGGCAATCCAACGCTCACAGCGTGGAATTATCGCGATGGTTTTTCCTGTTTCAAATCCAACAGACAACATTACACAAATTTACAACGTGGACGATATTCCAGAATCATGGACAAAGTATAAAAAGGAGCAGGTTGAGCTTGCACTAAAAGGTTATCAGACCTCACCACGCAAAGTTATTGTTCTTGAATGCCAAGGTGAAGTAACCTCAACAGTACCTAAAGAAGGAGGTCAAAGCGGAGAAACCGAAGAAAAAACGGTTGATGCGGACTTTTCCAAGGTGCTAAAGAAACTTGAAAAGACTTATTTTAATTGGTTGGTTATTCCCAGTATTACATCTAAATATACGGAGACTATCGCCACATGGATTAAGGGAATGCGTACAACCAAGGACACAAAAGTTTGCGCCGTTCTCCCGAACTGCAATGCCGATAACGAAGGTATCGTAAACTTTACTAATACACTTATCAAGACCAAAGCAAAAACATACGAAACAGCAGATTATTGTTCACGCATTGCAGGAATCATCTGCGGCACACCTGCTATTATTTCTTGTACTTATGCACCACTTCCAGAGCTTGTAGAAGTAGAACAATACACCGATGAAGAAATGGATGCCAAGATTGGACGCGGTGAACTATTTGTATTTTTCGACGGCGAGAAACATAAGATTGCACGCGGAATCAACAGTTTTGTAACCACGATGCAGGGCAAAGGTGAATCTTTCAAGAAAATCAAACTTATTGACCTTATGGACATGATTCATTACGACATTAAGAAAACCAGTCATGACAGCTACATCGGTAAGTATGCAAACAGTTATGACAACAGATGTCTGCTTATCACCGCAATTAACGGTTATCTTCACACATTGGAAACAGAAGGATTGCTCGAAAAGGGACAAAACAACTGTTACATTGACGAAACAGCGGTAAAGAATTGGCGTGAATCAAATGGTAAAAACACACGTGAAGAATTAGAAAATATGAGTTCGCAACAAATCAAGGAACTAAATATTCATGACAATGCGTTCCTTGCGGCTGACTTGTCACCACTCGATGCGCTAGAGAACGTTACCTTGAATTGTACAGTAGAATAACAAAATGGCAGATGTGGGGAAGAAATAAAAATCTTCCCTATATCTATTTATATAGAAGGTGAATATAAATGAAAGAAATTCAGTCAAAACAAGTAGTATACGGCACCTATGGTTCTATGTGGATTGATGGTTACGAGATTGCAGAAATCCAAGAACTAAAGGCAACGCTTTCAGCGGATAAGGTAGAAATCAAAATTGCGCGTAAGATGTCAAAAGGTTACAAGGTAACAGGATATACGGGCAAAGGCTCATTTAAAGTACATAAGGTTAGTTCTTACTTCATCAAGAAACTTGCACCAAGTATCAAAGAAGGAAAGCAAGTGCCTGTTACCATTATCTCCAAAGTCGATGACCCTGACGCGCTCGGCGTTGAACGCATTGCATTATATAATTGCCTAATTGACAGCGTAGACCTTGTAAACTGGGCAGTCGGTAAAGTCGGAGAAGAAAGCTATAACTTTACTTTCGAAGATTTTGATATGTTAGATGAAATCAGTGGATAACAATAAACAAAAATAACATAAATAATACAAAATGAGGTGCATATAAATGAACGCGTTAGAAAGACTTTTGAAAGCGGATGCCGCAAAGGTAACAGAAAAACCTAAAAAAGAAATCGAGATTCCGCGTCTGTCAAAAATGTTTGGTGAAAAATTTAGTGTAACAGTACAAGCATTAGATACAGAGCTTTTAGCAGAAATCACAGAGAACAACACTGAATACAGTAAGAGCGGCAAGGCAAAGAAATCAAACAACTATAAAATTGGTTTGGAGATGGTAGTTAATGCCGTTGTTGAGCCTGATTTTAGAAATGCAGAACTACTAAAACACTACAGCGCGGCAACACCGAATGATTTAGTTGCAAAGTTGTTTTTAGCAGGTGAAATTGGCAAGATTGCGGAAACGGTATCTGAACTATGTGGTGTAGAAACATCTCAATCTGAAATTGACGAAGAAGTAAAAAACTAATAGAATCAGACGGTGAAGTAAATCTTCAATACTATCTTTTCCGCTTTCATAATATTAAGCCTATCGAATTTCTTTCAATGGGAAAGAATGAAAAGAAGGTTTTATATGCTATGATGAGATACGAAATAGAACAGCGCATAAAGGAAAATACGCCGTCTGACGAATGGAACGAATAAAAAACTAAATATATCAAAAGAGCATATAGTAGATTAAATACTATATGTTCTTTTTTTTATTATGGTAGGTGATTATATGCAAATTATTGATGCTGTGTTACGGCTGAAAGATAATTTTACAAATGTAATACAGAAAGCTACAAAAAATATAGACGAGCACCGCAGTCAACAATTACGCACCGCGAAAAGTATAAAGGACACGGGCAAATCTATATCCGCACTCGGTGAAAAGTTTGCGCTATTATCCGCGCCCATTCTTGCGGCGGCGGCGGCAGGTGCAAAACTAAATTCAGATTTTACCGTTGGTCTTGCGAAAGTTAGTACCCTCGTTGATACATCCGTTGTAGATATGGGAAAAATGCGCCAAGAACTAACAGCATTATCAAGAGAAACAGGTGTAAGCGTTACAGATTTGGCAGAGGGTACATATCAAGCTATATCAGCAAGCGTTGACGCTTCCAAAGCGGTTGACTTTATGCGCGTGTCGGCACAAGGCGCAAAAGCAGGTTTTACCGATATGAGCACGGCAACCGATGCGCTAACTACAATCATAAACGCGTACGGAATGCAGACCGAACGCGCAAGTGATATGATGGACAGGTTAATCATAACGCAGAATCTCGGTAAAACAACGGTTGATGAAATTGGCAAATCAATAGGTCAAGTTATCCCAACGGCGGCAAGTGCAGGTATGTCAATAGATGAATTACTTGCGTCTGTAGCTTCATTGACTGCAAACGGTACGCAGACGAGCGCGGCAATGACAGGATTGAAAGCGGCGTTATCCAATATCATTAAACCTTCAAAAGATGCGTTTGAGACAGCCGAAGCCCTCGGATTGCAATTCAGTCAAACACATTTAAAAGCAGTCGGATGGGCGCAATTCCTTGAAGAAATCAAAACAGCAACAGGCGGTAACGTCGAGACGATGGCTAAACTTTTCGGAAGTACCGAAGCACTAAACGTAGTATTGTCATTGGCAGGTAACGGCGCAGATAAATTCAAAGAATCGTTAAATGGTATGGCAAAATCAGCAGGGGCAACACAAGAAGCGGTAGACAAAATAGACGCGACACCTGCCGCCCAAATGGAAAAAGCGGTCAACAACTTAAAGATTGCGGCTATGGAATTGGCACAAGGATTGACACCTGTTTTGAGTATGACGAGAAAACTAACACAAGGATTTGCAGATTTTATTTCAAATCTTTCGGATGGACAAAAGGCTTTTATTGTAAACGCCGCTTTATTCATTGTCTCCACAGGTGGAATGTTAGCGGTAGTTGGTAAGGGTATGCAGATATTCGGCGGTTGGTACGGCACCATTGTAAAAGCTTCATCTGCAATAGCAAAAGCAGGAAGCATAACAGGTGCATTAGCAACTAAATTTCCAATCATCGCAACAGCCGCCAACGGTGCAAGCGGAGCATTTTCAGCATTTGCCACACGCGGTATTTCTGCATTAACATCGTTCGGTAACATTATCATTCATCCGCTCAATGCAACAAAAACGGCGTTTACCATGCTGAAAAATGGTGTGGTTGGTGCAGTCAAATCCATGTTTAGCGGTATTTTAGGTTTTGGACGTTCATTCATTTCTTTCTTTACATCGTTACCAAATATGATTATGCGGTCATTTGGAACAATAATTTCGGCAATCAAAAATTTTAGAACGGCATTTACAGCACTAAGATTACTATTTGCAACAAATCCAATCGGCATAGCGTTACTTGCATTAACCGTAGTTATCGGTTTTGTTATTTCACACTGGAATGATTTTAAGCAGGTGACTTTAGTTGTATGGAATCATGTCAAGAATACGGTAAGTAGTGCAATTGAAAAAGTAAAAGCAAAGGTAGCTCCTGCAATGGCAATGTTAGGCGTAATTGGAACTAAATTTTCCGCACTATGGACAACTGTAATGAAAGCGTTTGGACAAGAAACGGAGGAAAGCGGCTCGGCGGTATCAGCGATACTAAACACATTAGGCGCGGTATTTTCAGCAGTTTTCGACACAATCATCTGGATTGTAGTTGGATTTGTTACAGTTTTCGCGGATGTGTTATTTAGTGCAATGATGGTTGCAAGTGACCTAATTTCTTTCGTGCAAAATGTATTTACAGGGAACTGGGAAGGTGCTTGGAACAACATAGCTGACATTTTCACACACGTTTTCGAGGGCATAAAGCGTGTATTCACCGATGTTATAGAATTTTTATCAAGCGGTTTAGATTCAATTTTAGAAAAAGCAGGATTGGCTTCATCCGCAAGCGCAAACGCACAAGGCGGCGAGATACCGCAACACGCGGTAGGTACACAGTGGTTTGCAGGTGGTAAGACATGGATACACGAAAAAGGCGCGGAAATCGTAGACCTTCCAACAGGTACGCGGATAGTACCGCATGACGAATCGTTGAAACAACAATATCAACGCGGATATGAAAAAGGTAGAGCACAACAGCCGCAAACGCCAAGTATCAGTATTGCAAAATTGGCTGATAGTATTGTAGTAAAAGAACAAGCGGACGTTGATAGATTGGCTGAACAAGTAGTATTCAAAATTCAGCAAGCGGCAATGAATAATATGGTAGGTGCGGTCTAACCGTGATGCTGTATAACAGTGGAGCGGTATAAATACCGTGGGAGCGGTATAATATTTGTTCATTGTGCAAGATAGAAATTATAGGGCATGCCCATTCGTGGGTACGCCCATATTTTTATCATTTGTGAGAAAAACGGCTTCACAGAATCACGTATAACCGTTCAAAACGATATAACCCAATACTTTATATTCGGGATGTATAAGAGCCGTTAAAACGCAAATATGGAAGTTTTAAGGCTATATTTCTATATATAGTAAATTTAATATAGGAAAATTTATATATAGTATATAGAAGTATATAGAAACTTGCTAAAAAAGCACTATTTTTGATAAAAATGGCGTAATTAAAGCCTTTCGCGGAGCTAAATTCCTCTGCCTAAATTCTAATCATTTTACAATTATTTACATAGCTTATATATAGCAAGTAGATATGTAAAATAAAAATACAATAAATAAAATATTGAACATGGAATTTAATTTTGTCAAGTATCTTCATAAATAAATTTTTAGATAAATAAAATAAATAGCACAAATAATATGATAATATATAATGAGGTGGTAAGTATAGCGAATATTTGGAAAAATATCCAAAAAGAAGCAGGGAATTATCTGAAAAAAGAAGGCGGTAGCTTAATCAGAAATGCCATTTCGGGGGGATTGCGGAGCGCGGTCAATGGTGCATTAGGCGGTTTTCTGTCAAAAAATGCCGTTATAACGCTGTCTTGCGGTGAAGAAAGTTTAGTATTCCCTGTTGTGCCTAGTGAGTTTGGCGTGTCTGTATCAAATAACAATGGTACGGTGAATATAATCAATGCAGGAGATTATTCAATGATTGGAAAAACAGGATTGAAGCAAATCACTATTTCAAGTTTTTTCCCCGCACAAGAATATAACTTTTCAACAGGTGACGCGAATCCTTATGAATTAGTCGAGATGGTAGAAGGTTGGAGAACAGGAACGGAGCCACTGAATATTTCAGTGGAAGATAGTCCTATTAATTTTGATTGTCTTATTGAATCATTCAGCTATAAAGAAAATGACGGTAGCGGCGATGTATATTTTGATTTATCGCTAAAAGAATATCGAAGAATTATTGATTCCGTAATGGATGAGGAAACAGGGCTGAAAGAACGTCCCAATACACTTGAAAAGCTCGGACAAGATACAGCCGCGCAGATATTACAAGGAAAACCGCCGTTGAAAGCGATTAAAGAAGCAGGACGGAAAGCACTTGTCGCAGTAGGAGAAGGATATCTTAATAAATATAAAGATGCTATCAAAATTGGCGGTGTAAAAGTCGGTGACTATATTCAAATTTCGGATAAAGGTATAAAAATCAACGAAAAAGAAATTCGCAAAGAAGCAGAAAAAGAAGTTAAAAAATGGGCAAATGATAAATTGCATATTAAGGTGTAAAATTATGTTTATATTGAAAAAAGAAGATGTAGATATAACAAATTATGTAACAGATATAAAATGGAGCGGTGACTTAAATCAAGCAGGACGAAAACTAAATTTTACCATTGCATACACCACGGATGCAAAAGATAGCGTATGGGAAAATGCAGATATTGAATTAGGCAACAGGATGAATCTATATTACATAGATGATATTTCGCAAGAACAATATTGTATTTTTTCTGGTAAAGTGTTTTTGCAAAGCCGTAATTCAGAAAGTTATACAATGGAATTCGTTGCATACGATAATCTAACATATTTGGCAAGAAGTAAAATGACTTATAAGTTTGAAGATGTTGTTATTGCGGATGCAATCAAAACCGTTGGCAGTGTACTAGGTGTAACAACAGGCGAATTTTGCGAGGATGCGAAGAAGTATAAAATTAGTTGTATTGCGGATGGAATGACAGGTTCAGAAATAATCAACAAATGTCTGGAAACATTGAAAGCGTGGACGGGTTGGAAGTATCATGTCTACATGGCAGACAATCAAGGTCAACAGTTACTAAATGTTGTGCGTGCTGATACTGTCATTGACGATTTTATTATTACGGATACGAAAAATTTAACATCTGCGAGTCATAGCGCGAGCGTGGAAGATATGCGAAATCAAATCTGTGTAGTTGACGAGAGCGGCAATATCACAGGGTATCTCATTAATAAAGAAGATGTTGAAAAATATGGATGTTTGCAGGACGTATACAAAGTTGACAATAAGCAAAATACGCAAGTACAAGCGCGGTCAATGCTAAAACGTGTAAAGGAAACATCCCAAATTTCAGCATTGGGTAATTATCAGTGTATTTCGGGGTTTGCCGTGGAAATAGAAGAAGAACAAATTAAAGGTAAATTTTTAATTGAAACTGACGAGCATACAATTTCAAATAACAATCACACAATGACGCTGACGTTGACATATATCGTTGACCCTGATAATAGCGTTGGCGTGGTAAGTGAAGGGAATCCAAATTACCAACCTCCCGAAAAAGAAAAGAAAAGCAAAAAGAAAAAAGACAAAAAGAAAAAATGAATATAATGTAATAATTGTAGGAAAGTGTTTGCACCTCGGCACTTTTCCAAATTTGATTTAGTGGGGAAGGTATAGACGCTTTCCCCATTATTTTTATATGGAAGGTGAGAATATGAAAGAAAATCCATATCAGCAATTATTAGGAATCATGAGCGGCGTTGCCCAAAATAACCAAAGTCCTACATTAGTAATTGGTAAAGTCATTAGCGATTTACCAAACATAAAAATTCAATACAACGGAATAATTTTAGATAAAAATGATTTATGGATAAACGATTACTTATTAACCAATCACACAAGAACACACAAGGGACACATCATTTCTGCAACGCAATATCGCGGCGGCGGTGGAGGATATGCAGAATTTGCTTCACATAACCACGACATACATAATGATTACACGGATACAGAAACAACAACGGATTCAGACCTAAAAGCAGGTTTTTATGTCGCGATGTTTCCAATTACTGACAGCACGGACGGCACCAAACAGAAATATGTAGTTTTATGTCACATTACGAGAGGTTGGACTCTATGAATACATTTACTTCTATGAATTATTTACAATGGATAGAACTAATGGAAGCGTTTTATAAATTCAAGCGCGAAGCTGAAAAGATTACATTTTATCCAAACGAAATAAAGAAGATGGAACAATCAATTATAGAACTAAATCCAAATGCCAAGAGGTGATAATTTATGAATCCGTTTGTAAGAATGGAAAAGCCGAAAGCGAAAATCGAAAACACATTGCCTTTACTAAAAGAATTCGCATGGGATTTTGAAAAAGATAGATTTATATACAAAAATGACGGTACTATTCAGACGGTAAAGGAAAATGAAGCATTAAAAGTGTGGATTTATAAAGCGTTGAAAACTGAAAGATACCGTTACGAAGCATACTTACACGGAATTTACAATTTGGATTCTAATTATGGCGTTGAACTAGAGAAATATATTGGTGCTTATCCAAATAATAGCCGCACTGCAACATTGATTGAACAACGAATTAAAGAATGTCTTTCGATAAATCCGTATATCAAGCGTATAAATTATATAAGAATTGATAATTTGCACAAGGATAAATTAACAATCGGATTATCAATTACATCTATATACGGTACTTTTGAACAAATAATTAGATAAGAGGTGACAATATGGCTTTTGAAATGCAATATAAAGACGAAATTCAAAAACGCATGAAAGAACAATTTGCAAAAATATCAGATAAAGCAGATTATGAAGGTAGTTTTTCAAGAGATTTGATTAACGCGAACTCTATTGAGTTCGAAAACACATATGCCGAAATGAATTTGATGGCAGATGCCGCATTTGCATTTAGTTCATGGGGAGAATATCTAACAGCAAGATGTGCAGAATTCGGCGTAGACCGAAAACCAAGCGTAAAAGCAAAAGGTGAAATCACATTTAGCGGCGGTCAAGGTGTATTCGTTCCAAAAGGTAGTTTAGTATCTGTTAAAAACGGCGCACAATTTTCCACGGATGCAGATATTATGTTAGATGGTGACGGAAAAGGAACAGTAAAAATCACTTGTACTGATGTCGGCGTAAAAGGCAACGTACAAGCACATACTATAAATAATCTACCTGTTTCAATCAGCGGTGTTACCGAAGTCGATAACGATAAACCTACACAAGATGGAGCGGATGAAGAAACAGACGAAGAACTATTAAAAAGATATAGCGTTATTGTTCGTACACCTGCTACAAGTGGAAATAAATATCACTATTATAATTGGGCTATGAGCATTGCAGGTGTTGGCGGTTGTCGCGTCGTTCCGTTGTGGAATGGTGCAGGAACAGTCAAAATAATTATTGTTAATGCTGAAATGCAAAGCGCAGGGCAAGACCTAGTTAAAGCAGTGAAAGATTACATTGAATCAGTACGTCCTATTGGCGCGGATGTGACCGTTGTATCTCCTGCACCAAAAACTATAAATATAACAGTTGATGTATTGGGTAAAGTAAACGTTGATGAATTCAAGGCGGCTGTAAATAAATATATCAGTAGTAAAAACCTTGACATGAGATATATCAGTGCGGCGCAAATTGGTAAGTTATTGATGGAGCAAAATATCACGGACTATCGAAATCTAAAGCTAAATGGTGCTGATAAAGTGACCGCTACGGATGCAGAATTACTTTCTGTTGGCAATGTAACAGTAAATGAATTTACAGCGTTCGAATGAAGGTGATATTCTATGAATTTTATACGAGAACAAGATGCCAATTTAGCTGAATATCTACCTACATTTGTTGTACAAGACAAAGAAATTAATACATTACTTGCAACAGAATCTAAAGAACACAATCGCCAAAGAGAACTACTTATTGACATTCTGAAACAGTTTTTCGTTCATAGTGCTACATGGGGATTGGAATATTGGGAAAAAGTGTTTGCGATTTACAGTAAACCGAAAGAATCATATGACCTGCGCAGAGCAAAGATTTACGCAAAATTACAAAGTAAACAAATTTCAACAGTGGAATTTTTGACGCAACTTGCAAGTAAATTCTTTCCTTCAAATGCGGATGTAAAAATTCGAGAAGTGAATAGCAAGAATTTATTTTATTTGATTGCAAACTATACCGCGCTTGACGGTGATTATTTTGCGTTAAGGGATGCAATAGAAATTTATAAACCTGCACATCTAGCGATGATAATTCAGCATTTTCTCGATGGCGTGGGCGGTTTTCGTTTAGGTGGAATGATTCAACAGGCGAATGTTATTCATATTTTACAAAATGGCGCAAATAGTAATTATAACGGTGAATTAGGGTTAAAATAAACGAGGTGTAGATATATGGCAAAATATCCGAATATAAAACTAACACAAAAAGGGCTAGATATGGCTATCAATGCCAATAAGTCTAAAAAACTGATTTATACAAAAATCGGAATTGGTGACGGTAGACTTGCAAACAATGAAGATATACTGACTTTAACGGCGATGAAGTCAAGAAAGATTTATGCTGATATCGCGGACATAAACAACGATACCAATAACCAAGTAACGCTTGAAACCGTAGTATCAAACAAGGTAGTAAATGAAGGTTTTTACGCTCGTGAAATTGGCATTTACGCGAAATTGGGCGAAACAGGGCAAGAAGTATTATATGGTTACGCCAATGCGGGTGATGAAGCGGATTATATGCCCGATAAGACACAACCTATTGACGAGCTAAAACTACGCATTACGCTCATTGTTGGTAACGTGGATAATGTTACAGCGGTTGTTAATAGTTCAATTATTTTTATCACGCTTGCAGATTGTCGCAGAGAAATTCAAAGACATAATGCAGACCCGTTAGCGCATGATAACTTAGCGAGAAAAGATGATTACTATACCAAGGCTCAAACAGACGCGAAACTAAACGGCAAAGCGAATACCGCGCACGGAAATCACGTACCTAATCTTGAATCAGCGAATAACAGCAGATTTTTGAGAAATGACAATACATGGCAGACGATTACGCCTAACAACATCGGAGCGTATTACAAAAGCGAAACATATAGTAAAAGTGAAGTGTTTAATAGAACAGAATCAGATGCACGGTATTATAACAAACCTACTGTAGACAGTAAAGTAAACGAAAAAGTAAGTAAGAGCGGTGATACGATGACCGCGAATCTAAGATTTAATGGCAACAATGTAGGTTTAACATCTGATGGTGGGTATGTGCAATTTAACGGTACTGATACAGGTGACGCTATAGCGGGTGGTAATGGTGCAAATATCAATATTGGCTCAATGTATGGTATAGGGTTTTATAGCATAAATACAAAAAAGTATACAGGAACGATGGATTTAAGAACAGGTAATTGGCGCACTTTAGGACAAGTAACAGCAAAAGAAGGATTTGTTGTAAATGGGAATTCAGGTTTTGTTTTTGGTGACCACAACGGCGGTTGGTATATGTCTGACAATGATTGGATTAGGTCAAGAGCTAATAAATCTATCTATACTGGTGGTAAGGTAAAAGCTGATGCAGGGTTTGAGGGTAATTTAAGTGGAAGAGCAAATAGCGCAAATTTTGTGTTTAATGACGTGTCCGAAATGCGCTTTCATTGGAGAGCGGAATCTGGACAACCGCTAAATATATGGGGAAGCAAACAAGATGATTCAACTCATGCATATTGCTTTAATCCGTCTAATTTTCATGTTAGTAGAGCTAATACGGCAGGAACAGCAGATAACGCCAAAAATTTTGATGGGCGTTCATTACAAAACATCCTAGGTCTAATCGCCGCGGCAAATACGGGGATTATCGAGGCAAAATTTGAAGAGAATGGATGGGTTAAATTCAAAAATGGATTTATTGTACAATGGGGAAAAGGCGGTAACGGTGCCGGCTCTGGGCGTGTTAATTTTCCTATCACTTTTCCAAAAATATGTGTTTATGCAAATGCAGGCGGTATTTTTGGAGAAGGTTTGCCTGACAATCCATACCAATGTATTGTAATAACCAAATCTGTCACCAAAGAGGGATTTACTTATCAGTTTGACAATATCGGCGGTCGTGTGCAATTTATAGCGATTGGATACTAAAGGTGTATAGCTATGTGTATGTATTTTTTAATCCGTAACGGCTACTGCGTCGGTGTAAGCGAATCCAAGCAAGAGTTAGAACAACAAAAGCAAAACGGCGATGTTATATCAGAAATGCAAGACGAAAAGCGAGCAGACGAGATTTTTACGTTGGATGCAGAAGGGAATGTAATTAAAAAATAAAAAGGTAAGTCCTTTTAGTTAAAAAAGGTGGTAGGCGATGGGAATAGATTTGATTTTAGCCGCTATTGGCGGCTTTGTTACAGTATTCATGTTTTTTTATAAACTGGTTATCTTTCCTTTATCGGAAGCAATCACAGAGCTAAAAAATATGATTATCGAACTGCGTGCAGAAATCAAAGCGGAGCGTGAAAAGCGCGTATACATTGATTCACGCGTAATTGTTTTGGAAGAAAAAATTCGACATATCGAGGATATGATAAAGTGAAAGAATATCTAAGTAAAATATCGGTAAACGGCGTTGTAGCGGTATCGCTATGCGCCGCTTTGTTAATTTGCGTGTGTTTTGGAATGATAGATTTAGCGCAAAGTTTGACAAGTGGTCTGCTAGGATTCTTGTCACGGTCAGTAATTAAAGAAGGTGTAGTAAATGCAAAAGGTGAATATAAAGAAAGCTGATTTTGATTATGATTACAGTAATCTAAATACGCGCAAAAAAACTGATATGGTAGTTATTCACCACACAGGTAATCCAACAGATGATGATTTATCAGCAAGTGAAATCAATGCGTCACACCAAAATCAAGGTTGGACGTGTATAGGGTATCATTACGTAATCAGAAAGAATGGTACAGTGGAAGAAGGTAGACCTCATTGGAAGGTTGGAGCGCACGCATACGGGGAAAATTCACACACTATCGGAATCCACGTTTGCGGCAATTTCGAGATTGGTGAGCCAACAGCGAAGCAAATTGAAAGTCTTGCAATGCTTTTGGCGAATGTTTGTAGCGATTATGGTTTGCCGATTGACCGCGAACATATTAAGGCGCATAGAGAGCTGATGCCTACTGCTTGTTGTGGACGAAATCTATACAAGCAGTTAGATGTTGTGGTTGGCAAGGCTAACTGGTACGCTGATAATTGATTTAAGGAGCATGATTTATTATGTCAAAATGGGTTGATTTTCGGGATGAAATTGTAAAAAGTGTAAAGCTAGATGCTGTAACAGAGCAGGTCAAGCAGAATGTGATGAACGCCATTCTTGCGGAAGGTATTCCGTTTATTGAAGCAACCGCACAAGCGTTCACTGCAAAATTACAAGAACAGGCAAAGAATGAAAGCGGATGGTGTGCAATCCGTGACCGTTTCGTTATTCCGATGGCGTTTAGCGTTGGGCTTTTTGCAGTCAAGAACATTCTTGAAATCACAGCGAAGAACATCAAGTAATATAGTAGGGAAGCAGGGGACAAAACCCTTGCTTCTTTTTTTATGTGCCTTGTGATAGTGTCTGCAATTATATAGGGTGACAATTTTAGAAAAATGGGTGACAACTTTTACGAACATATAACATAGAATTTTGGTTATCCATTTGTCACCCTACAATGTCACCCAAAAATATTGACAACTTTTTGTTAAATAATGGTTAAAAAAGCCGCCATATCAAGGTTTTTTATACATTTTCTCAAAAAATTACTTGACATTTATGCAAAAATAGGCTAATATGCTACTGTTAAAAATGAATACCTATCATGCGCTCGTAGTCCAGTGGATAGGACGTTAGCCTCCGGAGCTGAAAGCGTGGGTTCGACTCCCGCCGAGCGCACCATATGTAAATCTGTCCTGTGGAATTTCCGCAGGACTTTTTTATTAGGAAAAACTGAAAAAGGATTTTGATGGACTGTGAAGAATATTTACAGGAAGGGAATTTTATTTTTTCGTTAGGAGATGAATGAATGGCGCGAAAAGAGGTGCAGGCAGCGGTACGCCCGGTGCTCATGCGCAGCTTACATTTGAAAAAAGATGCGTTCCGGCAGTTTTTCTATGAGAGTTCGCTTCGTTTCGGGCAGCAGATCGGTAGGGATATTGCGGAGCTGAAGGATGAGACGGCATCCATCGTCAACAAGAAGTATATGTTCTCGCTCGCGACAGAGAAGAGCGGCGCACAGAGTTTCCTGAAGTGGATTGCAGATGAATTCAACGCAGAGGATGTCTCGCATGAGCAGGAGGAGCGCCTGCGCCGCCTCGTTGCGGAGTATCCGAAGATTCGCTCCTACATCCGCATTGAGGAGGATCAGCTCCTCTTCGATCATAATCGCTTTGCCGAGGATGTTGTGGCCGGTCGGTTCAAAGAGACGATCTTCGGCATCACCTTCGATATTCAGAGTGTGATCGAAACGGCGATCAATACGGGTTCGGTGGCACTTGACTTCTCCATTGAGCCGTTTAAAAAGGCACTCCTGTATACGGATCATGTGCGCGCAAACATTCAGCCCTATGCGGAGCGCCTCCTGACGGATATGAGCCTCGGGCATTGGGATCTCTATGAAGAACTGACGGAAGAGGGGCGTGAGGACAGTGTCTGCCTGCGTCTGCCGCCGACGGATTTCCTTGTGGCGCGCCCGCCGCAGATGGATGTCATCATGAACGGCACCTGCGCTATTGACTTTGGTACGCGCAGCACAGTTGTCGTCTGTCGTGACCGTGAGGCACGCCTTCTGCGCATTGGCAAGGGCGACTACGAGAACGAGCCGACGATTCAGGACTATGAGAACCCGACGGCAATCGAGCTGATCGACATCGAGAAGTTCAAGCAGCTCTATCGCGCGCGAGAGGGACGTCCCTATACGGAGTGGGCACAGGTGACGGCGTCCCATCAGGCGGCGGATGCAATCTTTGAGCGCCAGTCCACGGAAGGCATCGCCGTCTACTACTCCGTGTTCAGTGAGCTCAAGCGCTGGACGCGTGACACGGCGAACTCACCGATCCTAAAGGACAGGCGCGGCTACATCCCGGAGGACAAGCCGTGTGCGGGGACGCAGCCGCGCGCTGGGGGGGGGGT